TGGTGGGCTGCACCAAGCAGGTGCTGATCACCGATCGATCCGGTGAAGGGTCGCTGATGATCGAGGCGCCGCTGCTTGATGATCACGACTTCTTTACGGACGCCTCCACCAGCGACTTGGGCCAGATCACCCTCACCCACGGCCCATCGTCCGGTAACAGCGTGATCATCACCATCCCTAACGCGCAGTTCGGGGCTCCCGAATACGGCGACTCGGACGGGATCCAGATGCTGTCGATCCCGTACAGCATGGTGCCGACCGATGCCGGCAACGATGAGCTCGAGCTGGTGTTCGTATGAGTTTCGTCCTCGATCTCTCCGGCACCTACCGCTGGCCGGTGCCCTTTGATGTGCCAGAGGACGGCCGGCATCGGAAGATGTCCTTTGATGGGGAGTTCAAGCGGCTCCCCCAGGACCGCGTGAACGAGATCTATGCCGCCATGCAAGAGCGGCTAGTGGCACTTCAATCCGGCGAATCAAGTCCAGACCTGATCGATGATCGCAAGATCGCCGATGAGGTGCTCTGCGGCTGGACGGGCATCCTCGATGCCGAAGGCGAAGAGATCTCCTACAGCGACGCCATCAAGGCCAAGCTGCTCAATACTCCTGCCGTGGCCGCGGCCATCGTGACGGCATGGCATGACTCCCAGCGTGGTGGGAAAAAAAAGCCCTGATCGATGCCGCTGAACTTTGGGTCTGCGGCGCACCCGATGACACCGCCATTCAAGAGGATGCTGCAGCGTTTGGCATCGAGCTACCAGATAGGCCACCATCAGAACCATTCAAGGTGCACCCTGATGCCTGGGAAGCGGTGCAGATGTTCCTGCGTCTCGGCACGCAATGGCGCACCGGTCCGCGTGGCTTGATCGGCCTCGATTACCGGGTGCTGGAGTGGCTGCTTAGCCTCTACCCATCAGAAGATCCGCGAGGCCTGTTGGAGGATCTGCAGACGATGGAAGCCGCAGCGCTGCAGGCCTTTCACCGCCAGGAGGCATAAGCAATGGCCGTCGCCATGGAATCAATCCTTTCCCTGGTGGTGCGCACCACCGGAGCGGAAGGTATCCAGCGCCTGCAGCAGGGCATCTCAGGCCTGGGTCGTGGTGTCAAGGCTGCCGAGGCGGGCTTCAAGGGCTTTGCTGGATCCGTGGCCGGATTGTCTGGCGTGATGGGGATGCTCACCCCATTGCTGTCGGTGGCGGGCATTGCCGCACTTGGCAACAAAGCGATCGAGGCCGGTGATAAGTTCTTTGACCTCAGTCAGAAGACCGGGGTGAGCGTCGAGGCCCTCGCCAAGTTCAGCAAGGCGGCACAGCTCAATGGCACCGACGTGGATGGAGTGGCCAAGGCCCTCCAGAAGTTGAGCAAGGGGATGATGGATTCAGCCACCACTGGCAGCGGCCCAGCGGCTGGAGCACTCAAGGTGCTGGGCATCAGCGCCACGAATGCCAGCGGCCGGTTGCGTGGCGCTGATGAGGTGATGCTCCAGGTGGCTGATCGATTCAAGACGATGCCTGATGGCGCCACCAAGACAGCGCTGGCGTTGCAGCTGTTCGGCAAAGCTGGCGCCGACATGATCCCAATGTTGAATCAAGGATCAGAAGCAATCAGCAATCTGGGCACCAAGATGACGGCTGAGTTTGCCGCCAAGGCTGATGAATACAACGACAAGCTCATCATGCTGGGTGGTGCCGCCAATGGATTGGGCATCACGCTGGCTGATGCATTGCTGCCGACGTTGATTGACATCACGGATCGAACGTTAGGCTTTGTCAAGTCGATCGTTGATTACGTCGACAAGAACAAAGCTGGGATCCAGACGGTGCTCAGCTGGATCAATGCCTTTGGCACTGCAACGGCTGCACTGGTCAAAACAACCATTGATCAAGTTGGCGCCCTTTCTCGTGTCCTTGGGCGGTTGTCGGTTGGTGATTTCGCTGGTGCGGTGCAGGAAGCCAGGCAATACCTTTCAGACTTTGCCTCTCAAGCGCAAAAGGATTTCACCACTTTGGGCCAGATTATTTCTGGCACTGGTTCTGATATCAAGGCCGCTGGGCAGGGTGCGGCTGGTGCCGTCAATGCTGCCAAGCAGGAAACAATTCAGCTGCAGAACGAACAGGAGGAGGCCAAGCAGAAGCAGGCGCAGTGGAAAGCCTGGGTGGATGAAACTGAGGCAAGTTACCACCGGATGAACTTCACCATCTCGCAGGCTCAACAGGCCATTGCTGGCTCGCAGCGAATCATGGACGCCAGGGTCACTGCCGAGATTGCCATCAATAATGCAGCTAAGACCAACCTGCAGATCCGCCTGGGGCAAGCGCAGACCGATGCACAACGGCTGGCCATCAGCCGGCAGATTGCCGACATCGACATTGCCAATGCCCGTCTTCAGATGGAAATGGCAAAGGCGCAGGAGGTTGCAGGGCTGAAGGATTTGCAGCTGAAGATCCAAAGCGCCAAGGTTGGGCAGGCCCAGGCTGAAGCGACGCTGGCTGAAGCCCAGGCGCGAGGCATCGCCACCGCTCAGTACGAGAAAGCCCTGGCGGCGCAGATCGAAGTGGTGAAACAGAGCCTGGCTGAATACGACATCGCCAAGCAGGTGGCGGTGTTTAAGGGCAAGGCCGCTGATGCCACCTACGAGGCAGCCGTTGCACAAGCACGCGCCAGCGTCTCTGCAGTGCAGATGAAGATCCAGCAGGATGCCATCGCTTCGAGCTCTGCAGCTGCAGCTAACAACATCCGCCAGATGCCGTCCTCGTTGGATGCCGCAGCGCGATCGGCAAATCGCCTGGCGGGCAACCTCGAGCAAACCGCTTCGGCAGTCACTCAGATCGGCCTGGCCAGCGGAAGGATCTCCCTTGGTGGCATCGTCCCGAACAGCACCAGCTCCACCACGTCTCGCTCGACGGGGCTGTCCCTTCCTCGCTACGCCGAAGGTGGTTTCGTGCAGTCGCCAACCGTTGCGATGGTGGGTGAAGGCGGCCAGCCTGAGTACGTCATCCCCGCCAGCAAGATGGCGGCAGCCTCCAGCAGCTACCTCGCCGGTGCGCGCGGCAGTGCCGTACTCCAGGGCGGCGGCGCTGCTCCGGCTGGTGACGTGCAGATCTCGATCACCACCGGCCCCGTCATGCAGGCCAACGGTGAGCAATGGGTCACGGTCAAAGACCTTGAGCGCGCGATGCGCACCACTGCTGATGGTGTCCTCTCCCGGGTGCGGACGCCTGCTGCTCGGCGGGTGCTGGGGATCCGCTGATGGCACAAGCCCAGGCCCAGTACCTGCGCATCTATGACGCAGACGACACCTACCAACGCTGGCAGAGCTTCTACGTCAACCAGACCGTTGAGTGGGATGGCGAAGACTGGGAGTTTCAACCGTTTGAGAGCAGCGGCATCACCGCCGGTCAGAGCGGTGATGAAACCTCCGTCTCGCTCACGATGCCATCGCTGCCGGCATTGCTCGAGGCGGTCCAGGACGCGATCACCTTTGAGCGGCTGCTGGAACTGCAGATCTACCGCTTTGATCCCGCAATCGATGACGCTGCACCCCAGGCGGAACAGGTGCTGCTGGCCAGCTTCATCGGACAGGTGACCGATGCCTCTGCCACGTTGACGGAACTGCGGCTCGGCTTGGGTTCTGCCCTGGCACCGGTGGGTGCATCAATCCCGCGGCGTGCCATGACCACCAGACTGATCGGGAAGGGGTGCCGGCTATGAGCATCATCGCGTCTGATCCACTGGCGCTGATCGCCATCGAGGCGGGCCTGGTCAAGGCACCGCTGCAAGGTGGCGCAGCACAGGGCAACAGCAAGCTCGACAGCCCTCAACGCGCTGCGGTGCTGGGTGATCCGGTGCCGATCGTGTTCGGCCTGCGCGATGAAGAAGAGGACACCGGCGGCATCTTGATCAGCCCGCCTGCAACTGAGGCCAGGTTCACCAACAGCGCCACCAACGAAGTCACGGCCTATTACCACCTGGTGCTCAGCGAAGGGCAGATCGGCTCAATCCAGGTTCGTGATGTGTTCCAGCGCAGCTGCCGGGTTGGCAGCCATTCACAGACCTACAACCGCCGGGCAGGCACCTGGACACCAGGCAATGCCATCATCGATCGCGGTGGCAGCTACATCAAGCCTGAGTGCCCGTACTACTGCGGCAATGTTGGCGTCTACACCAACATGTCAACGCTCAGCTTCCAGAACACCCTGCCCAATGGGTCGGATCAATGGAACCGCCAGGTGCATGCGTTCATCCGTAATGGCATGCAGGTGCCGCGGTTGATTGAAGAGACAACTGGCAGCAGCAACAACTACGCCGACCTGGTGCTGTGGTCGTTGCGCAACTGCGCCAACCTGCCAGACAACATGATTGATCTGGATGCGTTGACGACAGCCGCCAACTTCCTGGCCGTTAACATGCTCAACTGCGACATCGTGATTGAGCAAAGTGAAAACCTGGCAGACTTCCTCTCCAAGACTGCGCCTTACTTCCTGCTGGCTGAGACGCGCAACAACGGCAAGGTTGGCCTGCGGTCCCTGCTGCCGTTGAATGAGGACTACACCATCAACACCGGAGCCATAACGCCGGTGTTCTCGTTCACTGAAGAGCACATCGAACCGGATGGGCTGGAGATCAGCTACGCCTCCCTGGTGGATCGCCGGCCGTTCTGCGCGCAGACGATCTGGCGGCAGCAGCTGGTCGATGATTTCGGCATCATCCGCACTTCAGAGGTGCGGTACACCGGCGAAGCGGCTGATGGCCCGTATGAGCAGCACGACCTTTCGGCGTTCTGCACCCGAGAAGATCATGCGGTGAAAGTGGCCGCTTACATCAGAGCCAGGCGGAAGCACATCACCCATACGATCCGAATCAAGACGCGCCCGATCGTCACTGAAACCGAGCTGATGCCTGGTGACATCGTGCGGGTGTCATTGCAACGTGTGATCAGCGGCCAGGATCAAACCAGCCATGACTTCCTGTATGAGCTGAACCGGATCTCCAGGGCAGTCACTGGTGAAGTGACGTACGAGCTCACCCACTTCCCGGTCGATGCTGATGGTGCCAGCCTGGTGAGCCTTGACGTGGATGGCGCCACACCCACCGGCATCATCCTTACCAGTAACAAGACTGGAGTGGGCTGTGACGTAAACAGCTCCAGCGACACCAGCGTGCCCAGCGAGACGTACACCACCGGCACCGCCATCGATGATGAGGTGGAAGTGACCCCAGGCACGGAGGTGGTGCCAGGTCCGATTGAAGAGCGCTTTGCGTCGCTCTACGTCTACAGCGTGACGTTTGAGAACCTGACGCTGGTGGTCAGAGTGCGCATTTCGCCAACTGGCCGCGCACCGATCGAGGAGCTTGGTGATCTGTACGCCACCATCACCAGCGGCACGACGATCGCGCTTGACAACCTGGGCAACCTGGTGGATCCACAACCCGCCGGCCTGCCGACCCTTTCGTTTACCGGCCTGGTGGCCAAGACGTGGACAGCTGAGAACTACCCCGACGACAACACCGCCATCCCACCAGCAGGCAACCGGGTATTCCAGGGTGAGTTCCGCATTGACTACACCCTTAGCGACTTCCCGCCAACAGGCCAGACGTACCGGATGCCGTTCAACATCAGCGGCAGCAGCGGTGGCTTTGAGGGTGTGACAGTGCTGAATGCTGGCATCGCAGTGTTTCAGCCGGATCCGCCGTTGCCTCCGGATCCACAGCGCCTGCTGTTGCACATGGATGGCACAGATAACAGCACTGCTTTTGTTGACAGCAGCCCACAAGCGTTAACGATTACGCCTCATGGGAACGCCAGAATCAAAACGACAGAGAGCAAGTTTGGAGGCTCGTCTGCATTTATTGACACGTACACTCCAGG